GTGGAAACAGAATACGCAGGACACGCAGGAGTAGAACGAAGAAAAAAGATGGAGGTTATTATTACTAATTATAAAATCTAATAATTTACGGAATTATAGAACCGTCGCCGTCGGATTAAAATCGTGAGGCAGACATATTATTGTGAGTTCGTGTTCCCCTTGGACATAATGTTCGACGCCTTCGGCGGTATATTGAAGGACTTCTTCAGCATCCATTGAACTTATCGTTTTACAAGCACAGGCATTCATTAATGCTTCATCTTCTTCTTTCATCATTTTAATCGTATTACACCGCTCTATAAATCTCTGCTCGTTTATTATTCCCTTTTCTAAATCCGACTCGGCTTCCGCTAGTCTTTCATAACTATATTCTGATACTGTTTGTGGGTCATATATTTCAGTTAGTGTCAATCTTCCGCAACGCCATAGCAGTGTTAATTCTTTAGCTTCATTACACAGCCACCATTCTTGTCCCCTTTGAAATCTTCTGACTATTTTTATCGCCCGTTCTTTACAGGCTTTACTCGCCGTTTCTTTAGCTATATCGCCGAGCATCTCTTTTAATATTGGTATATAATCAGCGTGTTTAAAATAACACATAAAATGTTCTTCAAAATGTGCTTTATTGTAAATAAATATGGATGACATTATGATTATATATATCGCTTTTCTTTTAAACTGTTTGTTATTAGACTTTATTAGACTTTATTAGACAACCAAAATTCATTTCAATTTTTTTCAATTTTGTTAGTTATGTTAGTTATTAGAAGTCTTTAGAACAAATGGTTTAAAGATAATCTGTTCTTATATATATATAGACAAATGCCAAGAAGCATCCCCGATTACAAGCGAACAATTATATATAAGATTTTCTGCAATAGTCCCACATGCACCGACATCTTTTTCGGTCATACTACGGACTTTAATAAAATGAGATATTATCAAAAAGGACAGACCGCAGAAAAGAACAGCACCAAGTGTAAAGCCATGTACCACATCATTCAAACCAACGGAGGCTGGAATAACTGGAATATGATTGAGGTGGAAAAGTATCCCTGCGAATTCAAGGAACAAGCCAAAATGAAAGTAAATGATTATAAATACGCCAAACAATAAATCCAACCATTGTTTCAATTATTTTTTTATTATTAAAAAAATTGAAATGCTTTCTCACAATCTAAAGACTTCTAATAATATCTAATAAACAAAAGGTTTAAAAACAAAATAGAATATATATTCATAAAACAAGATGAACTATCCATTTAAGAACAATTTAACACTTGACCCTAAAAAATATAAGAAGAGCATTTATGGTAATAAACAAAAATACAGGGAATATGTTAGTAAGGCGGATATTTGCTCCCTAATCAAGAATCACCCTGACTATATTTATACTCAAGACAGTCCGCAAAAAAGACAATTTAATTGTGTCAAAGACCAACTGAAAAAATATCTTAAACAATGGAACGACGAGGGTTATGTCGAGGTGGAAACTAACCTGCCAAAACATAAATGGGGACGACAAAATCCTGTCGGACAAATCGGACTGGCTGTCATGCACCGCTCCACAAGACACTCCTTAGTCCATCAAAATTATATGGACTGCGACATGGTCAACGCCCAACCATTTATTATCAGTGAAATTATAAAACAAAATAAATGCAACACAAGAGATGAACAGGAACTCAGTGTCCCATTTTTAGAACAATACTGCGACAATAGAGATGCTATGTTAGAAGCAGTCCAACAGCATTATGGTGTGGTTAAAGATGACGCAAAAAAGCTAATAATCGCAATCCTCAACGGCGGACATTATCTAACATGGGAAAACAAGATGAAGATTAACCATATGGAAACAGGAACACCGCCTGAAATCACACAATTTTACTCTGATTATCAACCCGTCTTAAGTTTGATTTATGAAAATAATAGAAAAATAATTGATGACATTATTGAAAAGAATAAAGACATGTCAGACCATTATGACGTCACCGAATTTACTGAGAGGAAACAACAGAGGACTGCAGGGGCGTTATTTTATACAACAATAGAACGCCACCTACAAGAAACCGCTATTGAATATTTAGTCCGACGCAAAGGGTTTATTTTAACAGAAGATATTATCCCCAGCCAAGATGGGTTTATGTATCGGAAACACCGTCATTATGAAAACCTAATTGATGACGTCCAAGAAATAGTCGCATCTAAATGGGGGATTGAAGTAAAATTTAAACTCAAAGAATTTGATGAAAAATTTGACATTATGGATTTTAACGACAGCTATAACTGGATTGAAATAATCAGTAGGTCAGGCATCGCTAATTTTATAATACAAAAACTCGGCGACGATATTTGTTTATTAAACGGCGAACTATATGTATATTTAGACAAACGATGGCACAACGGCGACAATGCGGACATCAAACTAAAACGATACATTAACACCATCATCTACGAGGATTTTAGAGGACTAATAGAAACCAATTATATCGACGATGATATTGTCAAACAATTAAAAGAAATCCGCTCTCTAACCGAAACCAAATCCGCATTTATAGATATTATCCAACAATTGAAGGGCGGGGTGCAACCACCCAAAGAACCATTTAATGCGAACCCATACTTATTAGCGTTCAAAAACTGCGTGATTGATTTAAGAGAATTAGAAAACCACCCTGTAGATGAATGCGTGTTCGAGCATCACAGGGATAATTATATCACGATTGATACTGGGTATGATTATGAATACGCACCTGTAAATAAAGAAATCCAAGAATGGATTACATCAATAATGCCCGATAAAGAAAAGCAAAAACTATTATTGCAATATCTCGCCAGTTGCCTCGACGGAAAACTATATCAAAAATTCTTCATGCTCTGCGGAGGCGGAGGCAACGGCAAAGGGTCGCTAATAGATTATATGGGTGCGACTCTAACAGTATTCTTTATTAAAGCAAATAATAGTTTATTGAAAAGCTGGGGCGACACCGCAGGGTCAACCAACTCCGACCTAATCGCCCTCAAAAATAAACGGATGATTATATTTGAAGAGATTGGCAAATCAAAAACACCGATTGACACCAATTTATTAAACAGAATGACGGGCGGTGGAAAATTAACAGGCAGAGAATTATTTAAAAACACCGAGCAATTTAGTTTAGATGCAACCATCGGCGGAACAGCAAATGTTTTACAACCACCCAAAGACACCGCTAATGATGCGGATAAACGTAGATGGAATATATTAGAGTTTGACTCGGCATTTACTGAGGAAGACCGCCTTGTCGGCACAACCTTTAAAATTGATGGTCAAACTAAAACATACAGAAAAGCCAACAGTAAGTTTAGCGACCAAAACTGGTATGAAGCAAACAAAATGTCATTTATCTCCCTGCTGTTAGAAGCATACAAAGAAAACATCAAGGAACAAAAAGATAAGTGCAAAGCGGATGAAGAATATATATTTAGACAAATAGAATTTATCGTCCCTGCCAGTGTAAAAGCTAAAACCGATAAATTCTTAAACGCCAACAATTTAATAGACCAAGCATTTCAAAGATGTTATATTAAAACTGAACTTAAAACCGAACGCATCAAGACAAAAGATTTAAAAGAAACAATATTAAGTTCGCAAACATTCCAACGGGCAAATGAATATGACCGCAAAAAGTATAGTGTGAAATCTGAATTTGAAAAATACATCGGTTCAAAATTACAAATAGTATTAAACAAGAGTAATGTGAAATGTATAGAATTTTACAGATTAAGAGATACACAAGAACTGGAAGATTATGATAAACAATTTATAGACGACGACGACGAAGAAGCAACTGCAACAACCGAAGAAGCAGAAGACGAAGAATGCGACTCCGACGACGGCATGTAAATAGTCCCTAAATTATTAGAACTTATTAGAACATATTAGAACATTATTTGTTAGTTTGTTAGTTTTTTTTATTATTAGAAGTTATTAGAAGTTATTAGATTAAATTATTGTTCTAATAAGTTCTAAAGAAGTCTAAAGGCAGAATTTGAGGCAGAATTCGTGATTTTCCTTTGTTGTATAGCAGTTTTTTAAAAAAAAAAAATTTAGAAATAAAAAATTAAAAAGACATATGCAACATAGGAGAAATAGTGAATTCTGCCCCAAATTCTGCCTACCTTAATAATGGACTTCTAATACTATCTAATAACGTCTAATAACCCTTTTACCATTTCAAAAAAAATTGAAATGAATTATTGGCTTCTAATAACGTCTAATAAAGTCTAATAACATCTAACAAATAATGTCAACAATTAATAGAAACGATATTCAAAATTTAGCATCAGGCGACGCTTTAGATGCAGGAATACCACATCACTCTAAAACCATAAGAAGCACCACAGCGAGTATTGTAGGAATGAATTGTCCGTGTGGAGTAAGCTGTGCATTTAAAGATGATAAAAAAGCATACAAAATATGGTTGCGATTACACAAAAAGAAATGCCGATTAGGAATAACTGAAGAAAACCCATTCAAAGAGGTTAAAAATTACTGTATGCGAACATAAGTAATCTAATAAAGTCTAATAAATTTAGGAATATATAAAAATCACTAAATCTATAAAAATCTCAGGGAGTAGCCTACAACTCCGCAATAATAATTGAACCTGTTTTTTTAACACTTTTCTTCCGCACCACTTTAGGTGTCGCTACTATTGGAACTTCATTTTCATTTGACACCATAATTTCTATTTCAGGGATTTTAACGATTTTCTTAACCCTTTTCTTTACTTCCTTATCCACCTTTAAAAAAGCTGGAGGCAAAGGTTCTTCTGAGGGAGGTTTTACTGGAACCGTCGGTTCCAATAGTTCTATATCCTCGACGACTAGACAAACCACTTCCTCATCCACCTTTGCCTCCAGCTTTTCTAAAGGTGGATTTACATGGTCAGGATGACACCCATTAGCTCCCAACTCTGCTGGGGCTTGGATGTAATATTTTGCCTCTAATATTGATGAACCCATCGCCTTCATGTCTTCAGCTAAATCCTTATGGTCTTGAATAAGGTGACCATATTTTTCAGTCAACGCAGTATGTCGCATTTGATTAATTCCACACCCCTTCTCTCTACCGAATATTTTATTAACTCGTTGGTTTAACTGGGTTGCATTCATCTGCTTCCACTGCTTGTCAAATAATAAATAATCATCCGAACCACCATCCCTTTTACTAACTTTAATCCATTTAGTTAAAATCTTTTTTAGCTCAGGGTCAACAGGAATTCGTTGCGGTGCTTTTTCTAACACCTCGCCCCTAACATTTACAAATCTGCCCTTAAATGTATTGAAAACTAATTCTGACTTGTCTAAAAAGTTGTCTTTTGTTTTATCAATATTTCTTACTTTGAATTCAATAAAATCCTGACTGCGTCTTGGCTGAAAATATTTGCCCGAATATAAACACAAAATAATATATAACTGGATGTCTTGTAGGTCATTATGGGTTATAAAATGTCCCTTCTTGTAAAGTAAGTTGGCGTTCTTTTCTAACTTTTTAAGGATTAAATCAATCTCTTCCTTGTCCACCCAGCCTTCAGTCTGCTCGATAGACATCTCTTGTTTGTCAAGATTTGCTTTAAATTCAGCAGTAATAGCATCAAATGTTGGCTTCCATAATTCAGCATTACTCGCCACTATTAGTGCAGTTAGTACCGACTTCTTTTGAGCCACCTTTTTATACTTCTCAGGATGGTTATTTAACACTTCTAACACCTTACTAACATCTTCTAACAAAGGCAACTTATCCACCGTTAAATCTCCATCATCGGGATACACAGCATTAAAAAGACACGACAAAGTGCTGACGTATGCGGTCAAAGACTTATCCGAAAGTTGGCGTTTAGTGAGCAGAAATTCCTTAAGTTCCATTCTTATAGACTCTCTTAATGTTTTATTTTCTAAATTCAAACTCATTGTTCTTATCTTAATAATGGACTTTGTCTTTAACCCCTTTGTCTAATAACTATTAGAACTAACAAATCTAACAAATTTGTTAGTTTGTTAGAATTTAACCATTACTAAATGATTTTCCTAAATCCACCTCGACGGGTGTCTTACTGTCAGGTGTTCTAAAAAACTGTTTAAGGATATACTCATTCTGCTTTGCTTGGTCATCTTTTTTATTCAAATCCAAAAAGAACTCTAAAAAATGGTCGGAGTCAGTATGTAAATCACCTGTCTTACCTGCGTATGAATTAATGAAATGTAAAAAAGCTAAACAAAAATAACCACATACTTCACCTAGCACACCCTGAACATCTTTTGTTGTATGGGGGATTTTGCCTGTAAAATCAGTAATTGTTTTAGGACTTCCTAACCCATAAGGATCAAAATAAATGCCTTCAATCTTACCATTAGGATACTTATTTATTTGAAAGCAGACCCAATGACTGCCGTGATTAGCACCACCAACCTCGTCGAACTCGTCGTCATAATTGACAATATAACTGCGGTTATATTCTAACGGTTCATCTGCCAACTCTGACTTAAAACAGCAACGCTCCAAAGGCACTCTCATCTTTTTAGCTAATGGAATAATCTGGTCATCAGACAACATTTATATACTTTTAGAAAAAGTATAACAAAATTGAACGAGTTTTTTGCTAAACTTTTCTTAAAAGTTTTACCAAAGTAATAAAAAAGAATAATATGACCTTGAACCCTCCCATTCATCGCCCAACTTTTCAATCTCCTTATGATGTCGTTGCCAATATAATCGTTGGCGTTCTTTTGCGTATCCTTTCGGGACTTCACCTTCTGCTTCCATTTTCATATAATGAGGATAATCTTTGTAGCCACTCGCACCACAATAGGTGATAAAAACTCCATGCCAATCATAAACTTCTAACTTATACTTGGGATTATCGCTAGGAAATACTTTTACACCCAGCTCCTTCGCCCTTTTTTTAGTATACGGAAGAATTTGATAAACCATATACTAAATGATTATTTTAAATAATAAATTAGAACTAATCGGTTGATCCTAAATTCTTGCTGGAATTGTTATTTGGTGAGGGAGGGTGTGCGAGTTCCAATTCGGTTTCTGCCTCAATATCCCTAATAATCTTGATGCGACCTCCACAAATGGAACATTCTTTACATTTTGATTTTTGACACATACTGGCGAGTTTCAATATCATACCTGATACAATAGTTATAAAACTTATCCAAAATACACTATCAAAAGTTTCAGTATTCATTTCTATATGGGGAGATAATTAATTAGCACTTCCTCCATTTATAGATGATGTTATATAATAAGACCCATTCCAAAGTAGCGTTGAAGAAAACCCATATCCATTTCCAGTTGGCGACATAATAAATCCAATAGTGTATGTCGCTCCTCCTTGTCGTA